CCAGAAGCAACAGAGTGGAATGATCAAAACCATCAAAACTTAATAATTAATAATGAGCCTGGTCAATTAATTATATTTCCTAGTTCACTTAAACATGGAACACAAAAAACAGAAGAAAAGTCACCCCGTATATCAATAAGTGGAGACATTATTATGACATCTCAAAAAAACAAAGTAAGTGAGATTTTAATACCTAACCCTTCTACTTGGAAGAAGCTATAAAATGTAGTAAAATACATTATGCCTTTAACAAATGTTCAAATAAGACCAGGATTAAATAAATCAGACACTCCTTCAGGTGCTGAGGGCCAATGGATAGATGGTAACTTTGTAAGATTTAGATATGGTCAACCTGAAAAAATAGGTGGTTTTCAAGCTATCGGTCAAAAAACAATATCTGGTCCTGCCAGAGCTCAACATTGTTGGAATGATTTAGAAGGAAGAAAATATTCAGCATTAGGAACATCAAAAGCATTATATATTTATTATGAAGATGCTTTTTATGACATTACACCTTTAGCTACTGCATTAACAGGAGCTACGTTTACATCAACGGCAAGTTCCAGCACAATAACTGTTAATAAAAATTCACATGCTTTAGATGTAGGTGAGTACATTACTTTTACATCTGTGACAGTACCAGGATCATCTTCTTTTGTAGACACGGATTTTACAAGTTTTACTTTTGAAATATTAACGACTACTACAAATTCTTTTACAATAACTATGCAAACCACTGAAACAGGAACACCAATGACGGCCGCTGGATCAGCTAGTATAAACCCATATGAAGAAATAGGGCCTACCATCCAAACGTATGGATATGGTTGGGGTACAAGCACATGGGGAACTGTCGGTTGGGGTAATCAAACAACATCAACCCAAGTAATTCTAGACCCTGGATCATGGTCATTAGATAATTTTGGACAAGTATTAATCGCAACTATAAAAGACGGTAAAACATTTACCTGGAACGCTGGTGCAGCCAATCCTTTACAAACACGAGCAACATTAATGACAGGAGCTCCAACTGCTTCTAGACTTACAATTGTTTCAGACAGAGATAGGCACGTCGTTCATTTTGGAACTGAAACTACAATAGGAAATACTACTACACAAGATCCAATGTTCATAAGATTTTCCAATCAAGAAGATTTTAATACTTATCTACCTACTTCAACAAATACTGCTGGAACATTTAGACTAGATACAGGTAATAAAATAGTAGCTGCAGTTTCTGGTAAAGACTATAATTTAATATTAACAGATACAGCCGCTTATGTTATGCAATTTGTTGGGCCACCTTTTACATTTTCTATTAGACAAGTAGGTTCTAACTGCGGATGTATTGGACAGCATGCTGTTGTTTATGCAGATGGTCAAGTATTTTGGATGGGGACAGGTGGAGGTTTTTTTAAATACGACGGTACAGTAAAACTACTACCTTCTTTAGTAGAAGATTTTGTTTTTACTACAAATGGAGATAATATTGGTGTAAATTATTCATCAAATGAAATTATATATGCATCACACAATTCTTTATTTAATGAAATAATATGGTTTTACCCAGCAGGTAAACCTTTAACAAATCCAGCTGTTCAAAATAACAGATCTGTAGTTTATAATTATGTAGAAAATACTTGGTCGATTATGACATTAGCCAGAAGTACTTATCATGATGCATCAACATATGACTTACCTTACGCAACGGAATACGATTCAACTGGAACTCCTTCTTTTGCAGGTTTGAGTGGAGCTACAAATACTTTTGGCGCAAGTAAATATTTTGCACAAGAAACAGGAACTAATATTGTAGATCTAAACGGTACAGAAACTCCAATTGCAGCGTTTATACAATCAGGTGATTTTGATTTACCACAGGAAGGGGATGGTCAATTCTTAATGAGAATAAGTAGATTTTTACCTGATTTTAAAAATTTGCAAGGTAATGCAGTGATTACAATAAACCTTAAAGATTTTCCAATTGATGCAAACGCTTCTTCTTCATTAGGGCCTTTTACTATAAATTCAACCACACAAAAAATTGATACTAGAGCTAGAGGAAGATTAGCTAATTTAAAAATAGAAAACACTGCTAATAATGAAACATGGAGATTTGGAACTTTTAGAGCAGATGTAAATGTGGATGGAAGAAGATAATGGCTAAGATAAACGTATATGTTCCTGAACCACCTAAAGAATATACTGAAGAAGGATTTAGACAAATAAACCAAGCTATAGCAACAGTTGAAAACCAGTTAAATACATCTTATCAAACAGACTTGAAAAATGAACAAGATGCGTTTAATTACTTTATGTCATGACAATACAATATAAAAATAAAGGATATAAACAATCAGATACAAATGTGAACACTGTATTAGTTTGTCCTACAGATGCAACTTTAATTGTAAAAAGTATTTATTGTGCAAATAATGATGCCTCTTCAGCTATTTTAGTAAATGCAATTTTAGTGGATTCATCTGATTCTAACACTGAGTATGAATTTTTTAGAGATGACGTGGCTGCAAAGACCCAAATAAATGCCTCTCCTCAAGGTTTTAATTTAGAAGCTGGAGATTCAATAAAAATTCAAGCAGCGACTGGAAGTAATAAAATACAAGGTGTAATTAATTATGCACAAATAGATAGATCACAGGAAAATGGCTAGACAAAAATTTGTAAGTTTTACTCCTAGACCTAAACCTAGAAAGAGACCTCGTACCCATAAGAAGAGACTTAACAAAAATGAAAAAAGAGACTATAAACCTTATAATAGACAAGGAAGGAAACAATGAGTGAAGATATAATCAGAATACCTGCTCAGGCAAAAGAAATTGTAAAAAACAAAAGAACAGGTAAAATTTATGATACCAAAGCTGATTTTGATGTTGATGTTGCTGATCCCAATACTGATACTATTGAAGATGATTTTCAACAAGACCTCGAAATAACTGTTGCATCTTTAGAAGTATTTGGTAAAACCAAAGAATGAACCCACAAGGTGGAACCGAATTACAACATGAGTTTTTAGATCAATTTGCGGATAAGAAACTATTAGATCAAGTACAAATTACAACTTCTGTTCCTGAAAAAATACCTCTTCATCCTACTAAACCAAATATACTTTGGCAAAAAAATTCTTACGACCAACCAAACATTGCACCTTGGTTTAGTCAAAAAACAAATCATGATAAATATGACTGGTATGTATTTAATAGTAATTGGACATATGAAAAATTTAGAATGATGTTTGATGTACCAACTGAAAAATGTCATGTAATAAAAAATGGTTGCACAAGTTTTCCAGAAAGAAAAATATATAAAAAGGGAGATCCAATAAGAATCATTCATCAAAATACACCTTGGAGAGGTCTCAGTGTATTACTTGGTGCAATGCAATTAGTAAAAAATCCATTGATTAAATTAGATGTGTATTCTTCTACAGAAGTTTATGGTGAAGAGTTTAAAGAACAAAATGATTACAGGTATGTACCATTATACAAACAAGCTTCTGAATTATCTAATGTTAATTATATTGGCTACAAACCAAATAGTTTTATTTTAGAAAATTTAAATAAATACAATATGTATGTATATCCAAGTATTTTTGAAGAGACATCTTGTATATCTGCTATTGAGTCTTTATCTGCTGGATTATATTCAATTGTAACTAACTATGGTGCTTTGTACGAAACTTGTGCAGAATTTCCTATGTATGTAACTTATACAAAAGATTTAAAAATATTATCACAAACATTTGCAGCCGCTATAGAAATGGCTGCTAAAACACTTCATGAAGGAACTATTCAAGATAGCTTAGATATGCAACAGGCTTTTTATAAAAAATACTATAATTGGGATAAAAGAGCTATGGAATGGAATAATTTTTTACATAACGTAATAAATGCAAAAAAGTAAAAATTGGTCTAATAACGATACCTATCAAACAATAAAGGAGATAAACGTGTCCTCACAAGATCCTTCAGAACCTATTTGGTTTGAAAAAGAAAAGACAACCTCTGAAATGTTAATGGAGGGATTTAAAGAAGAACAACAAATAAAACTATGCGTAGGAACTCCTGTGCATTCAGAAGTGTCAATTCACTATGCTCAGTGTTTATTAGAAATACAAAAAGATTTTATTAAGAATGGGGATAGTGTGTCCTTTCTTATGCATAAATCATCACTAATAACTCAAGGTAGAAATCTTACGGTCGCATCATTTTTAGAAACTAAAGCAGATTATTTATTGTTTTTAGATTCTGATATTGCAATTGGTCCGCATGTAATTAGAAAAATGATTGATGCAGATAAAGATGTAATATGTGTACCTTATCC